GATCTGTGTTTTACTGAAGCTGCACAAGATCGATACATGGATATCTGCAATATTGTTGAGAATGTATTAGAACAAAATGGTATTGTACAAATAGATATGACACCTGCTGAAATACTTTATGATGCAGCGACTGATACCTACAAAGAAGCAGGAGATCTTAATGAAAGTAGGGAATGTAGAGAGCCTGTAGTACAAACAGAATTCAAAAGAACTACAATATCAATACTATCAAAAGCAATAGAAACAAATGAAGAGTACATAACGATCATGGCAGAAAATTATGATGATTTATGTAAGTTATATTTTAAATCTTATGATAACAGATCTAAGTATAATAATAATATAAGATTAGAAATCTTAGATGATAAATTTAAAGATAAGTATAAAATCTGGATCTCAGATGTCAGCAATTATGCAAACAATGGCGGAGAGATGCTTTAAAACATCCACTACTTAATTAATTACTTTAAGCAGCTTTCACGAGCTGCTTTTTTTATGTCCTATACTAGTAACGATAAGCTGCGAGTAGGTATAATTAATACAATCAGCTGCTATCAAATAAGCTCACACAAAGCAGCTACACTCAGTATGGACATATACTAGCCAGATATAACTAAGGGCTTTCTAATGTGCTTTACAACGAGCCTATGGCCTGAGAGTGCATGAGGATGCCCCGAACCCTCTTGTTTTTAGTTTGTCAGGTTCAATTGCTGAGAGCTGCCAATAATTCAGATAGTTATTTATTTAATTAATTATAAAGTTTTACTTTGTGCTATTTTTTACACAGTAAATTCTTTTATTAACTATATTATTATACCTTATATTTATTATGACCTGCTAACTAGTACGTTATAGGTAAGCAATTAACTCTATATAAATAAGGGGTTACAGGCTATAGACATAGTATATACACCACATTTTAAGCGATAGGGGCATGTGCCACCCACCCCCCCTCTGGTGCTGTATACAACCACGGCATATTTTTAGAAAATGGCAACCGTAAACCACTCCGGCGGAATACTCAGGAAATACGTTCGTAAACATACTATATGTAGATATATTTTAAAGTAATGGCACATTGTAAAGTGTTTGTGCTTGCATTTAGTTACGCACTTAGGTATATAGTACTAGACCAATTAGTTTATTATATTAGGGATACTAAATGGTAGAAGAATATACTCCAGATGCTAATTTATTTGAAGAGGGAATACCTCTCTTTATAGACCACGACTTGGACATTGCCTCTAATGGCACACTTCAAATAAAGTCTTTGATCACAGCAGGTGATCTTGATGAGACAATTATAACTAAGCCTTTCTATGAAATTACGGACTACGTCTTAGAATGTGCTGATAGTGACGACATAAGTTATACTGACTTATATTCCATTGCTAATGAATTAACTTCAGAGAGTAATAGGATTAGGGACTTGGCTCAGAATATTGAGGATAGTTCGTCTAGCGTAGCGGGTCTGTTTGATTCCGTGTACGATTCAGAATAATTTATTTGGCTGGACTAAGGACGATCCTGTTGAGGGTGACTCTAAGATATGTTCCAAGTGCGGAACAGACAAGCCACTAAAAGCATACAGCTTTCATTCTGGGGGTAGCTATCTTAGGACTGAATGCAAGAGTTGTACTAACCACATGTCCCGCATTCGTAAGGATATTAAGGACAGGCACGGGATGCCTCCTGAAGACTATTGCTGCCCTATATGCCTAAAGTCATCCAAAGAAGTAGCTGGGTCTGGTGGTAAGTCTGCTGGATCCTGGGTTGTTGATCATTGTCATACTACTAATAAATTTAGGGGATGGCTGTGCCACAAGTGTAATAGAAGCTTGGGTGGCTTTGCGGATGATATATCTATGATGAAAAGGGCTATAGGCTATCTCACTAATTCTAGGGAATCCTAGTCATAGCATAGCGGGTATACCCTTTATCTATCTACTTCTAATAACACTTAGTTGGTATAATGAATACATACTCAACTAAGGATATAAGTATGTTAACTAAAATAATTGCAGTACTAACTTACCTCATTTCAGGAGAAGGTTCGATAGTTCGTAGAATACAAGAAAGTCAAACACGAAGAGTGTCTTACTGGCAGCTGAAGAATATGACAGACAAGGACCTGAGAGACATAGGTCTAAACAGGGCTGACATATACAAAGTAGCTTATGGGGGAAGGGGTCGGGAGTAAGTTACTACTAGTATCTTATATAGTAGACCGCTCAACCGACAATTCATTATACAAACAAATTGACTATCTGTCAATACTAATTGTTATTGTAATTGCTTAATTAGGCACTTGACCTGACACCATATAAAATGTTACAATGAAGGGGTTAGTCAAAGATGAGTTTTAATCTATACTACATACGCGCAGCCATACAGCAGCGAACAGGTCAAGTTCTAAAGTTTGAACGTATCCGCCAATTATTACTTGAAGAAGGTTTAATATCTCAGCGAGAGCTAGATGCCAATCCCTTATCAAAAGAATTTGGTGGCTATGGTAGNTACTTTTTTACTGAGGATTGTTCCGTAGATATTCCGCATAACCCNAAAAGATTTATACCTGTACAAGAAATTCTAGAGGATGGTTTTGACGAAGATTAAATTNGGGNTAGTAACATCGCAAAGACAAAGTCTGAAAAGATAGCAGCCGGTAAGAAGAGACATGGCTTTACCCAAGTAAACAAACCTCGCAGAGGTGGCCCTAAGAAGTTCGAAGTTCTTGCGGTTGAGGGTGACACAGTTAAGTACATCGCCTTTGGGGATCCTAATATGGAAATTCGAAAAGATAATCCCGCAGCACGTAAGTCTTTCAGAGCAAGGCATAAGTGCGACACGGCTACAAGTAAACTAACGGCCCGTTATTGGTCATGTAAAAAATGGTAAGGAGACTATTATGCCAAATGTAGGTGGTAAGAAATTTAGTTATGACGCTAAAGGTAAAGCAGCAGCGAAGGCTGAAGCCAAGAAGACCGGCAAGCCTATGACTAAGAAAGCTGGTTATATGAAGGGTGGCATGGCTGCTAAAAAGAAAATGGCTCACGGTGGCATGGCTGCTAAGAAAAAAAAGTAGCTTATATGTCATTAGTTAAAAACATGAATGCCCGTAAAAAGGCTGGAACTTCCCGCTCCAAAAAGAAAAGTACCGTAAGCGCCAAGGCGTATAAGGACATGAAAGCTGGATGGCCCAAGAAGAAAAAGGCTAAGAAATAATGTCTGATGAAAAAGTACTCACCGAAAAGCAAAATGCTTTTTTAGAAGCTTTATTGCTAAAGGAGACTAGGGGTAGCATCCGCAAGGCTATGGACTTAGCTGGGTATGCTAAAACCACTTCTATTAATTCTATGGTTGAGTCCCTTGGCCCAGAAATTCATGAAAGAGCTAATAAGATACTCCAATTGAATGCACCAAAAGCTGCTTGGGGTATGGTCGAAGTCTTGGACGATCCAAGTGCAATGGGAGCTAGAAATTCTATAGCTGCGGCTGCACAGATCATGGATCGTACTGGTCTAATTAAAAAGGACCAACTTGAAGTCAAAAATACAGGCGGTGTTATGTTTATTCTACCACCAAAAAATGACGATTGAGTATCTGGTTAAATAAATCCAGGGCTAACAAGACTGCAAAGATACCATATGCGTACAAGCAGTCTGAAGATGATCCGTTAGTACTTGTTGCTGATCAAGTAAAAGCTTCTCTTGTAGAGGATGCTATGGATTACCTTGAAGAAGGTAACAGCACTCGCAAGACGGCTGAGTGGCTTACGTCAAAAACAGGTGATAAAATTAGCCACCAAGGCTTAATTCACATATGGAAAGCCCGTAGGGGAAAAGATAGTGACACTCCTTCAAAACGCATAAAGGAACTTGCTAAGACTAATCGCAAGAAAAAACCTAAGACTGCTGCTGGAAAGAAGTTAAGTGCAGCCAAGAGAAAGCAGACAGACGCAAAGCGTTTACTTACTGTAGCTAAGAAAAAATTAACTGCCTTAGAAGCACCAAAAGATGCTAATACTTCTAACTTAGATTTCTCAATAGTTGAGAGCCAAAAGCAGAAGAAGGAAGTAGTATTTTCGCCTAATCCTGGGCCACAAACAGAGTTCCTTGCAGCGTCTGAAAGAGAAGTACTTTATGGCGGCAGTGCAGGTTCTGGAAAATCATATGCCCTACTTGCAGACCCTATGAGATACTTTGGAGTTACTGCATTTAATGGATTAATCCTTCGTAGAACTAATGATGAATTACGTGAATTAGTTTGGAAATCTCAAGAATTATACCCAAAGGCATATCCTGGAGCAAAGTGGCAAGAAAAGAAAAGCCAATGGGTATTTCCTAGTGGTGCTAGATTATGGATGACCTACCTTGAACGTGATGATGATGTTATGCGTTATCAAGGGCAATCATTTAGTTACATAGCAGTAGATGAGTTAACCCAGTATGCTACTCCATTTAGTTTTGTTTATCTTCGATCAAGGTTAAGAACTACTGATCCTGATTTACCAATATTTATGAGGGCAACATCAAATCCAGGTGGCCCAGGACACCAGTGGGTAAAACGTGCGTTTATTGATCCTGCTCCTCCAGGAAAAACTTTTGAAGCTACTGATATAGAAACTGGTGATGTTCTTAGATATCCACAATCCCATGAAAAAGCGGGACAGTCTTTATTTAACCGAAGGTTTATTCCAGCTACATTAAAAGACAACCCGTATCTTTATGATGATGGGCAGTACGAAGCTAACCTTTTGTCTCTGCCAGAGAACCAGCGCAGACAGCTTTTAGAAGGTGATTGGGCGGTAGCAGACGGTGCTGCATTCCCAGAGTTTAGACAATCCGTACATGTAGTCGAGCCGTTTGAAATACCACACAACTGGGTACGGTTTAGATCAGCGGATTACGGATATAGTTCGTGGAGTGCAGTTCATTGGTATGCAATAGATCCTGCTTACGAAACTCTGATTGTTTATCGTGAGCTATATGTATCCAAACATACTGGTAAAGACTTAGGTCGTGCAGTTATGGATGCTGAAGTAGGCGATGGTATAAAGTTTGGTATCCTAGATAGCTCGTGTTGGCATAACCGAGGACAGATAGGCCCAAGTATTGCAGAAGAAATGATTACAATGGGTTGCAGATGGCGACCAAGTGATCGTACCGCAGGTGCTAGGGTAGCAGGTAAGAACCAATTACATGAACGCTTAAAGGTAGATGAAGTAACTGAACAGCCTGGTATTGTTTTCTTTAACACATGCAGACAGATAATTGCGGATCTCCCAGTTATACCGTCTTGCCCTAAAGGATCAGATGATATCGATCAAAGATATGCTTCAGATCACACTTATGACTCATTGCGCTACGGCCTTATGAGCAGACCTAGATCTCTTTCTCCATTTGATATGGGAAGAGGCGTACCTCAAAAGACTTATAAACCATCAGATTCAACATTTGGATATTAAAATATGGCATTAATGGATAAACCTACTGGCACAAACCCTGAAGACAGCATGGAAGCTACAAATGTAGTGTCGTTGGAAGAGGGTGGGGACGTTGAACAGGAAAACCAAGAGTATTCTGGACTATCTAATTACGTTTCTGATCAATACAGACGCTCAAAAGACCACAGATTACAAGATGAAACCCGTTGGTTGTCCTCTTATCGCAATTATAGAGGCATTTATACGGGCCTGAAGTGCAGTTTACTGACACTGAGAAGTCACAGGCATTTGTTAAAATCACCAAAACTAAGGTTTTAGCTGCATATGCACAGATGACAGACGTTTTGTTTGCAGGATCTAAGTTTCCTATAGGTATGGAAGCTCGTAGATACCCAAATAATGTGGCTGATAGCGTACATTTTGACCCAAATGCTCTTACAGATGAAAAAGTTAAAGAAAAAACTCAAGTAGACTACAAAGTACCTCGAAATATCGTCCGTCCAGAGATTGCACGGGATTTAGGGCTATACCAAGACAAGCTAGAGCCTATTAAAAATGATTTAGAGGCAGGTGCAGGGACTAATCCAGGTTCTATCACGTATGAACCAGCAAAACGTGCTGCACAACTGATGGAAAAGAAGATGCACGACCAGTTGGAAGAAACCAACGC